AAATGATGTAGGTGTTGTGAATGAAAATGTTTCTGTTTTTATTTCAGATGATATTGCTTTTCTAGTTTTTTTTAAAAGATAATAATTAGCATCATATACTGTAACTTCAGTAGGATCTGATGAGCTAGAGAAAGCAAAATCAATTGTATCTTGTATTAAAAATTTAGCAGCAGATTGTAGTGGTGATTGGATTGATAAATTCTCAGCTACATAAAATGCATATGAATAATCTGGGAGGTCTCCTACTAATGGTATTTTTTGATATATATCTATATCTACTGTTGAAACTGATGTTACTTTAGGTGTGTAACCTAACATATATGCTAAAGCATATAAATTATCAGATTGTCTAGCATATTGAATAAAATTTTCTTGAATTTGATTATCAAGATAAAAAGACATTATATCCCCAACATAAGCGGACATTTCCATAAACATCATTCCTGGAGAGGAAGGGCTAAAATCAGTATATGATGTTGGAAAATAAGTTTTAGCATAATCAATAAGAGAATTTCTAAATTGATTAAAATCTTTATTTAAATATGTGATATTTCTAATTTCAGCCATTATAATGTTATATTAAGAGTATTTGGGTTGCCCCCTAGTATTGAATAATTTATAGTTATAAAAATTGAATTAGTATCATATTGAGGTATAACTAAGATTTCATTTACTAAAACTGATGGGAAGTTTGTTTTTAATTCTTCTTTTAGTAAACTAGATATATTATCTGTTGTGGTTGGTGATAATGATTCAAATAACTGTTGTCTTATATCAGTACCAAAATTAGGGTTAAGAACTCTTTCTCCTTTAGATGTTAATATAAAATTTATTATATTTGATTTGATTTGATCAGATGTAGTATAAGTTTGAGTAAAGACTTGAGGTTGATTAAAAGGAATAGAAACTCCTATAGCAACTCTTTGTCCTACATCAAGTGGATTTATATTTGGTACTCTATAAGCCATTATTTAGCGTTCATTATTCCCATTATTTGATCTAAACTTACTTCACCTCCAGGTAAACTTGATCCTTCACTCATAGTATTAGCTGATGGTGGTGGGGTGTAAGATGGTTGAGCATGTGATGAGTTAGCAGTAATTACCGCGTCAAATTCACCTCCAATCATACTTCTTAAATTACGTTTAAGATCATGATTTACAGTAGTATGGTTTGGTTGAAGATTAACTGTTGAAGGTGAAACAGGAACATAGGTTTCCTGTACTACTGTTTTTGGTGATTTAACTGCTTCAAGTAGAATGTCTTTTAATTCTTCTTGAATTGCTTCACGTACTGCTTCTTTAATTAATTTTTTTAGTCCGTCGATTTTCATATGTTTATAAATATTTGATTATTCAGCTGTTATGCTAGGATTTGAATCTATTATGAATTTTAATTGATCTATCAATACAGTTGGATCTGAGGCGAATGAAGAGTCTGTTCTTAGTACATCTACTCCTTGTTTATTAGTAGCAACAGCATAACGTCTAATATATTGACTTTCATTTGTTTGGTCTATTTTAACTGATAAAGTAAATTCTTTATAAGTATTGTCTTCACTTTGTAATACTTTAACTGTATTGTTAGATAAAGAATTAATTTCTTCATTTATTTGTTCAAAATCCATGTTATTATCTTGAGCACAAAATTGTAATATAATATCTAAACTATTTAGTAAGTTTATTATTGTACCTAATATCACACCAAAAGACGCTAAAGATAAAGTTAAAACACTAACTGTTATTTGAGCTTGTTCTAAAGCTTTAGATAATTTACCAGCGGCTACTACTGCTCCCCCTGGTGCTCCTGGTGGGGATGGTATTAGTCCTATAGCATTAATACCAACTTGTATCGCAGTTATAACTATTGTAGTACCTGCTAATACAGATGTTAATAATTTAACAGTGTTATATATATTATTTATTTGTCTTACTAGTTTATTACGTTTATTTATTAAATTAGTGATAAATGCGGCTGAAGGACATTTGACTAAACTTTTAATTTGGTCAATAGGAAGTTTTGATGTTATACCTTGAACAGCAGCTGCTCCAAAAGGAATAAGTAAACTTATAACAAATGGAATTAATAGTCGTTTTATATCTTCTTTTTTTAAATTAATACTATTAACTAATTTATCTTGTGGTGGAAGATTAATATCTATTTGTTCTCTTAATGTTTTATTTTCTTCAGTTTTTACTTCTTGCTCAACTTTTTTAGACTCAGTATAAGATATATCTGGTGGGGTAAGTAAAGTTATCCGAGGTACTTCTATAGTAGTTACATTAGTTTCAGGGATAAATAAAGTTTGTTGTGGGTTAGTTATTGTTTTTAATTCTTTTTCATCTTTAGAAAAAGTAATAGATAATTCTTTAGACTCAACATTAGTAGTTGGGACTTTATATTCCCATGTTCCATCTTCTTTAGTTGTTAAAGTTTCATTTATTGGGGTTGTTGGCTCAGGTAATTGTGGAGGATTCGCTATTACATCACTAACATTTGGAGATGTTACATTTGAGATTAAATTAGTAATATCTGAGGCTGTTGGTTTGGCTGGAGAAGAAATAATATTAACTGTTGCTCCTGGTAGAGGTTTACCAGTTTCATCTAGAACTACTCCTGAAATAGTTGTTTGTGGAGCAGGAGGGGCGTCTTCTAATTGTACTTCATCTCCTCCAGATAAATCAGTTATTTGTTTATTTTGATTTAATCTTAAATTATTCCAATAAGTGGTAGCCTTAGATTGAGCTACACTATTATTTTGGCTTCTAAATTCTTTATCTCCTACTTTATAAATATAAAAAACATCATCAATAACATTTAATCTAGTTGGACCTTCAATACTAGGTACTGTTTCTGATGGTACAATTGCTGGTGGTGGTAGATTAACAGTTTGTTGTTTAAAATTTTCTTTATCAAAAGTTAATGTTATTAAAGAATTATCTATACCTTTAATAAATGGAGTTGTATTTGAGTCAAATACAAACTGGCCTGATATATCACTAGTAGTGGTAGATTGAAGTAATTCATATTTAATAGTGACAGTTACTCCTTTAATAGCATCCCCATATCTATCAATAATTGTACCTTGTACTATATATAATATATTATCCATTATGCTGTTTTAACTTTTTTAGAAAGTAAATTTCCCCCATTAACCTCATTTAATATTTGATTACTTAATGTAAAAGCATCAGCTGATATGGCTTTTATAGAGGGATCAGTAGCCCCAGCAAATGATATACTTAAAGTTCCTAAAAATATAGCTATATCACCTAACAATAAGTTTAATCTATCTCCTAGTACAACAGATTGAATTTGAGTTCCTTCTGTTCCTTGTGATGAACCTAAATATACTTTAGGAGCAGATAATGTTATTTGATTACCTCCGTCTATTCCTATAGTATCATTAGATGTTAAATGAATAGATTTATTAGCTCCTAATATTATAGAATCACTTTTAGCATTAAATACTAATCTACCTGAGTTTAGTATTATTTGGTTTTTAGAGTATTGCGATACAGACTCTGGTGCTGTTGATTTCGCAAATGAATCTTGTATGTTACTAGATGGGAATAAAGGTAATTGTTGAGTAGAAGTAAGATAAATAGATGATGAATCATTATTAATATTTTCTAATTGAGGGACCCAAGGATACTCAAATGTACTAGTTTGACCATTTCTTAATATAAAGATAGGATCTCCATTTGTTCCTACAGAAGACCAATCATTAGGTTTATTAGCATTTTTTACAGTAGAACCTAAACGTATTGAGTTACCCCATCTTCCTTCATATATAATATCACCCTCATATGGTAATAAAGGATATATACTAGCATTTTCAACAAATGTTTTACCTAAAAATATCTCAGAACTATTATCTTGTATTTGTCTTACTTCACCTTGAAAAGAAGCATTATAATCAACTGTTTGGGCTGCATCATTTGAAGGATCTTCATCATAACCTGGTTGAGCGTTATGCATTTGACTATTCCACATATTAAGTGGTGGAAAATAATAGTATTTATTCGCTGATAAGTTAGTAGATATATTAGTACTAGTTAATTGGACTGTGTATATTATCTCATTAATTAATGGATAATGTTTTATATTTGGGAAAATAGGGGAAGCATATGATTTTTTATCATAACCACTACCACTATATGGCTGGTCAATTGGTTCCCAAAATATAGTTCCTATACTACTCCATTCTCCAAATTCAATAAAATACTCATGTGTATCATCTAATATGATAGATTTAACTCTAGCTGATGTAAAATTTGAATTAGCTAAAGGAGCACTGAATGTATTTGGTGTGGTTGAAGTAGCAGCTGAGTATACACTACCATTTAAGCCAGATATAATTGAGGCCATTATTCTTCAGTCTTAAATTTATCTAATTCAGCTAGTAGCTGTTGTTTTTCTTCTTCAGAAATACCAAAACCACCATCATTTGGACCAGCATTGTTATTCATAATACGTTGAATGATAGTAGCCATCTTAATTAATTGTTCATCATTTTTAACACTTATTTCTAAGTATTCTTTAATCAAAGGAACAATAAGAGTAGCATCACCTATTTCTTGTACAAGTGGTTTTAATTCTGATATCAGGATAGATATTTGTTTGTCTTTCTTTTGTTGGTTGGTATAAATTTCCTCTAATATGTCAGAGAATTTTTTTTTACCAAATACAACATTGTCTAGTCCATTCATAATATTTTATTTATAAATATGAACATTAGAAATTTGTGTATCCGTTTTCTAGATAAAAATAATAATGTTGTTTAAATATATTATATAATCTGTCGGCTATCTTAGTGATTTTAGGGGTTTTAGCATCAATAATCTCACGAATGTATATATACAGTGCCTTTTTATTAAAGATGTCTATATGCTCTCTCTTACGGAATAACTCAAGGATAGCATCTGCTATTTGAGCATCTGTTTCTTTAGGGAATAAAGTATAAATATTAGATGTGCAATAAGTGACATATTCATCTAAGAAATTAGATAATCTATCTTGTGATGAACCTTCATCAATTCTGTAGGAGAAATTTTCATTTGATTCAATTTCTTCAATGGGTGCTTTATCTACTCGTTTCTTATAATTTTTAGTATTAGTAATAATTAAATAACGTTTAGCAATAGTACCAAAATATGAGAATGCTTTTGCTCCCTTAGCTGGGTTGAATAGATGTATTTTAGAAAGTAAAAATGTTATTACTTCATGTTGTAAATCTTGAATATTATCTACCTCAGTATAATAAAACTTAAAAGTATGAATAATATTTTCTGTTAATTTAAAGAAAGCATAATGGATACGTTCACGATATATCTTATCTTTTAACTCAAAATCAGTTGTTGAGTTATACTCGTTAATAGCATTTTCTGTATCTTGAGTGAAGTATTGAACACCTTTAGGTTTTCTTTTTTTAGCCTCTTGTATTTCAATCATAAATTTTTAATTTGGAAAGCATTTAATGCTTCTTGAAGTTGTTTAACAGATTGGAAAAAGAAACCAATTTCATCATCTGATTCAAATGAGCCTTTATGGTCTATTTCTTTAAGTTTTTTATCTGATAATTCAATTATGCCTGATATTCTACTTAAGTATTCCATATATCCTGCTAAGATATCTTCTTGACGCTCATTCTTTTTAAGAAGATTAAAGGTCGTGAATCCTAAGATCACGACCATTAAACCTAATATTATTGTTAATATTATCATATACTATCTAACATGTTCATTAAACCTTGAGACTTAACATTACTTAATGTTTTTGTCTTAATTGTTTGTTTAGGTGCTTTAGTAACTGAAAAGTTATTTGTTTTTTTAACTTCACCTTTTAATTTAGGATTCCATTCACGCTCAAACTCAATACGAGCAGCCATCAAATCAGCTTGGTGAACAATATAAATTAATGAAGTACGTGGTTTAGTTTCTGGTGACCAAGACATTAAATATGGCTTGTTAGCATCATCATATAGACCATCATGTAATTTAATCGCTAACCATTCATTTTTAGAAACTGAAATACCATGAGAAAGTAATAAATGTAAACTACGATCTGGTACTGACATAAATTCTAAGCGATCATTAAATTTATAGTCTTCACCTAATTTATCTTTACGCCATTGATCATCCTGAGGGATATATGCTTCATGTTGCTCATCACCCATTTTACCTAGATCATGATTTAGAGCTGCGAATACTAATTCTTCTTTAGTATAAGTAGACTCATCTACTCCCATTTCAACCCAAACATTATTTAATTTAAGAGCGCAATCTACTACTCGTAATACGTGGTCTACGTAACCACCTGGGAAAGCATTATGATATTCTTTCTTATGAGCAGCAGGCATTAACATAATACGCTCTGAGTATTTAGAATAAAAATCTAATAACTGTGAACAACGAGGTTCACTGATGTAAGATTTGATTGTTTCCTCAAAATCTATCCAGTTTTGTTGGATTTGTTCTGCTGTTAAATTCATATTAATTATACATTGTTTGTTCAGACTCAACGAATAAGCGAGTTTGTTCAACTATTTCTTTTAATTTTTCAATACCTTCTATATATGTTTCTAAAGGTTGTTGTTGTTTAACAATAAAATTCAATTGATTAGCAAGATTATCTATCTTATCTAATTGATGTAATACGTTGTTTTTGTTTTTCATACGTTTATTATTTATTTATATACCCGTGGTCACATTCCACGTTCTTTATTTCCTACGTTTTAGATGTTTCCTAAAACCCGTATTTATATAATACGAATTAGGACTTGCAAGGCCAAGCTATTTTTAAGAGGGGTTTGCTATGTCTTGTATTTTTTTAAGAAGAGCACAATTCTCATATTCTTCTAAATCTTCAAAATGAGAAAGTGCTGACGATAATGCTTTTAAGAAATGTTCATCTGAGTATAATATAATACAATCACGATGCATTTGGTTAGTGGTGTCTATTTTAGAAATATGATCCATAGCTCTAGTAAACACCATCATACCACCAGCTAATTTAATATCATCTATATCTAATTTAGGATCAGATGATTCAAAAAACTCTATCATCTGTTTACTAAATATCTTATAATTTATAATTAACTTTTTAAACATCCCCATCCAGACAATAGGATGATCTGACATGTCTACCTGGGTAGTAGTCTCATTTTCCTCTTCAGGGGATTTAAATAAGTTAAAAATATCGTCAATATTCATATATATAAATATATGTTAAGTAGGGAAATAGCGGCTTTAAGCCGCTTTAACCATCAAATCAACCCTTTAATAGTTGTTTGATATGTCGAGTTTTTAACTCACTTATTTCGTTCTCTAATTGTTCTACTCGTTTACTTATAGTATAGAGATAAGTAATTGATAAAACTGTTTCAATAAGTAAAATAACTGTTAATAAAATCATAATAAAAAATTTAGTGCGCCCTCCTGGGGTCGAACCAGGTACCTACTGATTATGAGTCAGTTGCTCTAACCGAATGAGCTAAGGGCGCTATTGTACTCAAGGCAGGAATCGAACCTGCACGAGCTGCCATTATAATGACCACATCTTGTTCAGATGATTTTTTACCCACGTTGTTATAACCATACGTCGCGTCTACCATCGACCAGGGCCTCCTGATCCTTTCGCCACTTGAGTGTAGAGCTTCTTGTAGGAATCGAACCCACTTATCCTGAGTACAAATCAGGTGCATCACCTTTTATGCTTAAGAAGCTTTTATATATGATGAATATAATATCCATCTATTGGGGAGCCAAACTCTTATTAATAAAAAAAGCCGGGCTTAACCCGGCTTTAAACGACTATCTATATTTTTATATATTAGATATTATCCTCACCGGTATTGTTGGTATTTTCCGTTTTTTTACGTGGAGAAGAGAACTTATCCAATGTATCAGCACCCATACCTATAGCTGTTATAATTAATACAGCGTCAACTAAATTATCAGCTGGTGAGAAATCAGCATGAGAAAATGAGTTAATAGTCATAGTTGTACTTAAAAATAAAGCACCAAGTAATGCGATTACCGGTTTAACTGAAGTTGAGCCACGTTCATCTTTAAATAAATCGATGACCCATTGTTTAAAATTCATCATAGTTGTGTGTTTAAGTGTTTATTATAAATACAACAGAGAAAGGAGCTTTCGCTCCCTTCTTAATACTCAACCACTAACTGTTTAAGCAGCAAACTCAGCTGCCAACTCATACAACTTAGCATTCAAATCTAAGTCTTGTCTGAAGTTCTTAATCTTACGAGCTTTTCTTACTTTAGCTCCTGACTGGTACTCAAACATACCTTGAGTAATTTTCTCTTGAATCACATTAAACACACTCCACAAATCAGTACCACGATCTTCAGGTCTAGTAGCTGTGGTTAAGGCGTTATAATCAATTGCAATGTTTTGCGCATGTTCCTCACCAAAACGTACTTGAACCGCTTTACGAGCAAACTCTAAAATTTGTTCTTGAGCTAGTTGTGTTTGTTTGAAACGATTCATTGACTCAACTGCTAACGGTAACGCTCCTACCATTGTATTAATAACAGTTTGTAACTCATTAAAATCATATCCGTAGTGGCGAATCTTCATATTTTCAAACTCTTGAGTTGAAATTACTAAACCATTCTCACAAACCATTCGGAACAAACCAGCTGTGAATGTAAACGCATTTTTACCATCATGACTATTAGTTAATAGAATTTGTGGAAACACATTATCACCATCAGCACCCTCAATGAACAAATCATTGTTACGGAACACTACTAAGTGTTTTTGAAAACCTTCACCTTTACGGGCGCGTACTTGTTTAGCATCCACCACACCCCATCCTAATTCTTCCATATCATCAATGATCTGTTTAGTTGAAATGTGTGAGTACTTTTGACTAGTACCTGGAGCACTTGTAGTTGTGAAAATTGAACTTGCTTTCTCTCTAATTTCAGAAGCAGTTAAAAACGTGTTGTTGTTTAAATCTAGTGGCATAACCTTTATTTATTTATTTTATTTATAATTCTTGAATTAGTGAACACATACGACTGATTGTGTTTCTGTATTTTTCTCTATAATCCATTCTCCATGGATCCTTATCTATATCCTGAGCTAAAAGAACTGCCTGGTCCGCATATATCTTTAACTTCTCAGATGTTGAACCTTCAAATTCACCTTCTAAGGCATCAATTGTAGGTACAATAAATATCTTTTGAACTGCCTTACGGCCTCTTTTTTTAGGTTCAGCTGTGCTTACTTCTAATTTAACTTCTTGTTTCTTTGTCCCGGGTGGGCGACCTCTTCTTTTTTCCATAACCTTTATTTGTGTTTTTAATTATACCTAAATATAATATCCTTATCCTGGTGAGCCAAACTCTTAACCAAAGATGATTGTTAAAGCGATATAAAACGCAAAATTAACAGTCACATTACCTAAAAAACTAACTAGTTCCTGTTTAGCTGTTGGTTTAACTTCAGCCTTTTTATTCGCGATTACTCGAGCGATTACTGCTGTCAAAATCAAAATTGCAATTACTGTTGTGTTCATAGTCGTTATTATTAATTATTATATATTAAATATAACATCCATTCACCAGGAAGCCAAACACTCACCCGGAAAGGTTACAAGAAGGTACTAGAACGTTGAAAATTAATGGATTAGACGATTTCTAGAGTAACATCGTCACCTACCTCGCGAATCACCGCTAAAGCGTCCTGAGTCGCTACTACTATAGCTGGGTAGTTATCATCATCATTTAATCCAACTACTTGTATTAAACCAGCTTCTTCAATTACTTCTTCAATCGAACCAACTTGGTCAACAATTTCATCTAATTGAGTTACTTTAAGATTTGAAGTTCTCATTTCATAGATACCATAATCCCCTTTAGATAGAGATAAACCTGATAATGCTTGTTTAATGTCGAGTAATACTTGAGGCGGTTCAGTAGATAGTATTAAGTGGTCTACTCCTATACCTTCCATCAAACTAGCATCACTTATATCTTCAGGAGTAAACGGAACAATAATTCCTCCTACTTCACCTCCAATAAAGTTACCTTGTTTTAAACCTATAGGAGCCAATTTACTAATCCATAACTTCCAGCTACCAGGATATAAGATGTTATCTGAGAAAATTGTTTTATATGCTTCTAATAACATAGTATACATCTTAACGCCTAGTCCTTTGCCGCGGTACTTCGGGCTAACATATGTTAAATGTATCTCTGCACCAGGTATGCGATATGGCTTAGTACGCCCGGAATTCGCGTTGATATATATTTTTTCTACCTCTACTTGCCCTATAACATAATCATCTAAAGTAGTACCTTTAGTATTTACTAAATATAAAGTACCACGGTAAGTAGAAGGGACTATAAACTCATAATCACCATCAGATATAAGAGTTGTTTTCTTAAGTATCTTAGGATTGAATGTAGCACCAGGTTTTAGATCAAAGTCCTCAGAGTTAAACTTACCTCTACTTACAGTAAAGAATTCATCTTCAGGTATTTGAAAGTCTTCTAAAAATGCTATTAATACCTGTTCTAGGGTGATATTATCATCTAGGTCTCCACTACGTAGGTCTAATTCTTTAAGTAAGTCAGTGAGTTTAATCATGGTTATAAATATTAAAAAAGTAAGAGAGGTCCATGCGTGGACCCCATCTTATTGCACTTTAATACGTATATACGATTTATAGGCTAGCTATAATAGCATCGCCAATAGCATATAAAAGTGATAGTGATGACCAACCTAAGAAAAACCAAGATGTTTTATACCAAAATCCTTTTTGTTCATCTTTGTGTAAACGAATGTTGAGAGTGTGTAGGCCTGTTAGTAAGGCCCATCCAATAATTGAAATCATATTATTCTATTGTTAAGTTATCTTCTTGTAGCATTTCTCTAATAACGTCTCTTAGACGGTAACATACATCCATTTCTTCAGATGTTGCTTCACCTTGACCTTGTAACGCACTTCCGTATTTGTGGACACTACGTAGTTTTTGGTCTAGTTCCCAAAGTAAACTTCTATACTTGTATCCGTATAGTGCAGAGTGTATTCCTTCTGCTTCCTCAACGAGGTCAAATTCTATTGTTAATTTTGCCATAATTTTAATTTTAGTAGTCAGGACAGGAATCGAACCTGCTTCAGCTTTATCATTTTGAGTGCCATTAGCTGTTAATCTCAACCCTGGAAGGTGCCGCGCTTTCCAAAACGCCACCTGACTATATTACTATCAGTTCTTTAGCATTCTACTCCCTGCGGGACGGAATTGTATCTTACTTAGCCCTACGTCCTCAGTACGGGTACTAAAGTTTACTAATAGTTGCCTTTTTAAACGACGTCGAGAAGGCTAACTCTATCTCCTATACGATGAGAACAGTTACTTGAGCTTATGTCAGAGGCTTACTGTGTTTTACGATCCCCTCGCGAGCGGGGCTAATTTTTTAATCTTTACAACATTTACATTTGCCTCTACCGGCGTGGCCCTTCATTTTATCTTTAGGCATCCATACCCCAATATATACTATAAACGCTATTGCTAGTCCTAGTAAGGCAAACAATATACCATAACCTATTTGATCCATCATTGTGCTTCTATATGATTATAAATTAATTTCATTACCCAAGCGTTCTCAAGCTCATGTATACCACATATAAGACTTGCTTTTTCTTCGGTATCATAGTATTTTATAGTACCATTTTCATCCTTCATAAAATCCATATTTCTTAGATCTATGATTACATACTTACCTTCCATAATTTAAAGATTTTCAATTTCTTGTTTTACTTCGTTCCAATAAGTTACTTCGGCTTGTGAATCATTGTAAAATGACGCTACTTTTAATATCTCATCTACTGCTATCAAAGCGCATTCTTTAGCCATTTCATATTCTATTACGCTTCCACCTGCTATCCAATTGAACATTTTGTTTACTAACTGTTCTGCTTTTTCTTTTGCTTCCATAATTATTTAGTTTAAAATCGTGCTAAAGGATCTGAAGTGATGATGCCACCATCTTTTTCACCTCGTGAAGTTAACATTTGTTCCTGTGGTATTACTTCGACTATAACGCCGTTAGCAGTGAATTTACCACCCTGCTTTAGCAACTTCGTGAACAGCGTTGCGTGCTTAGGTTCCCATGTTTTACTCGCTTCTACTACCACTGCTTTGTCTACTACCTTACCATCAAATTTGATAGTAATGCCTTTTCTAATTGCTCTTGATGAAATCATATGTTTTTATTTTATATATGAATATACGTATATACTCACTCGATGCCAAACTTTTTGTTAAAGGAGTTTTTTCATTTCTTGCGATTTTTGATTGAAGGAGTTAGTTTGGAAATTGGGGTGTGGTTGTGGGTAATATATATGTATATACAAATCGGCGCGTAAAGATCGTTTATGATCTGAAGGTTAATCCATTCCCAGGAGTTTCAGGACTACCGGGTATATGGATATCAACGCGCATGGTAGCGCTTACGTTGTACTGTATATGTACATACCGTGTACACGCGCACTCCCGCGACACAGGAGGATCAAGCGTGGTCAGAAATGTAAACCACCTCTTCACTAGTCAGCGACACATGAATTTCATCGGCGATCGTCTTCACTAGGTTAGGTGACAGTTCACCATGTGGCACTTGCTGGCGATGGACCTCCATCATCACTAGTGCGGCGTTGTAGCTCATCGTTGTCATCATTGTTGGAAATATGAGCGTACGAATGCTTCACACATGTCAATTGTACCTACTATTCGGCTAGCACCATTCCAGTCTAGTACCTCATATGCGTCTGCTGTTGCTGGGCAGTTGCAGTATCTGGTTTCGGGGAACTTGTCCATTGTCTCACCAGTGTATTTAATTTGAAATCGTTTCATGTTCGTATGTTTTATTAGTGTTTAATTTCGTAACTGAATAAGTAACCACAATCGTCATCGTACATATCAAACTCAGATACTACCAGACCTGATAACTGCGCTCTAATGTCTTCGTTTAAGCGTTGCCAGTAACCGATTCTCAAATAACGTTCGTTGTCTTTGAATATACGGAATTGGATATCACTAACATCGTAACCGTTGTTTACTAAAATGTTTTCGATTGCTACTTCAGTTGCTGTAACTGGGGCTTCATTGTCTGATCTAAATTTCATGTTATATCTGTTTTTAATTATACCTAAATATAACATCACCTGGGCGCGGAGCCAAACAAGTGTCCACAAGTGTTGTATCTGTTATCACGATCGGAACCGTCTCACCATACTGGCTCACCCAATATATGTCTGTTGTCGTCGGGGAACATCCCGCTAGCATGAGCGCTACTATAAGGAAACGTACCATCTGTCGCTATTGTATTTGGCGATGTCGTTTGTCTCCGCTAGCAACTGGTACTGCTGTCCCACACTAGCATGGATATCCTCCAGAGCGTCTGACACCAGTAATCGCTCTCCCAGCAACTGTGCGAACGTATCATTGGATCTGTCTACCGTATCCTGGTCGGTCAGTATCTTGAAGTAAGACGCTTCCGCTACCTCACTGATGAACATTCCGGAGTACATGCCCTTGAGATTGTAGCGATGGACGAACTGGTCGGCGTTGCACCAGATGAATATGCTGTTGTCCTTGTGCGCTAACGCTTCCGCTACCAGTGAATCCACAATGTACATACCTGTTCTGAATCCAGATACGTTCAGCAGTCCACCTGGCGTTCCATGGCCTAACATGATCACCTGGTCGTGCTCGTCTATCATATCCATGATATCTAGGCGGCTACATCCTGTAGTCACTAGTGTGACGTCTGGTAAGCGGTTGTATATCGGCGCTAGGAAGTCTGTAGACTCGTCTGTCGGGTGTATTACTAGGCGTTTCATTTGTTTCGGCTTATTAATATTAGTGCTCCAATTCCACCTATAACTACTATAAGCGCTAGCGGTATCCATAATGGACTAGTCACCCACCACCAGCTCCAGTCGATGTTACCTGTTAATTTAAGTACTAGGAACACTAGGAATAATACTGTTCCAAATCCGATTCCGTTTGATGTGTTGTTATTTGCCATTTTATTTATTTGCTATTTGATTCATAACCTCGAGTACATCGTCCGGTGAACACCATCCACGAACATCATCATGTTCGCTCAGTTTCACCCATTTCCTATCTGGACCCCATGCTGCAATTTCAGCTGTGGTCTCACCACCGTCTGAGTAATTGGTTTTACTAAATTGGACACTTATAGTGTATCCATTTTTGAATGTCATATGGAACCCGTTATGGTATTCGTTTTGTGTTGCTCTAAATTTACTCATATGTCTAATGCTTTTCTTTGTATATTAATAAACCACTCAATTGTCTCACCATCCTCCTTAACTTTATCACTAGCGTCATTTAAAACGCAAACGTCAAAACGTGATTTGTGATACTCAATACTGTCATGATAATTTTTATAATCAGGTTTGATAAACGTTACTCGTCCTCCGTCTCCATCATCTACTACCTCGTAACCTAATCCTGTTACCATTTCAAATACTAGCTTGTTAAGCGCTTTTCTTGATTCTGTTTTGTTCATGTTCGTGTTATTTAATTATGACTAAATATAACATCACCCTCACCAGAGGCCAAACCTAGGTACGGAAAAGGGCCCCTATGGGGCCCACATCCTATATAATTAAAAACACACATGAACTACTTAACTGATCCTCTCTAGGTACATGTCCCCAAAAATATCATCTATCTCATCACTTATCGAATCCGGATCCAAATTAATCGCATCCTCAATCTCACTATTAACATTATTAGCAAGTGTATTATTGTCTAACTCCACCTCAATTGTTTTACTCCAGCTATTTAACTCTATTTCAACCACGTCATCCGCGTTTAATTCCATATCGGTAACCGCTTTCTTAACTGAATCAAGTACTCGTTCTGTCAATCTAGTGGCGAAGTCGATCATTTCTGCTCTGGTAAGGTGAACATGTCCCACGTACTTATTATCCTCTGTTACCATGTACTGGCCATCCACAACTCGGTCCTCTTTACTGAAACCAGCGCTATCAAACTCAGGACCTTCGTCTTCCACTTCCACAGGTGATTCATCACATCCACATCCACAAGCTGCATCCTCGCAGGTGGTGTCACCACACACTGCAATTTCGATTGCGCTAATCTTATCTTTTAACTCCATTAATTGTTCTAATACTGTCTTCATGTTATCTGTTTTTATTATTGATCTAAATATAATGTCCTGTCCTCCGAGAGCCAAACTTAAGATTATTTAAATTTGTATTTCTTTACCTCATAATCAATTACTTCTTCATCCACCTCATCCTCCTCATCAACGTCCTTCTGATGACTCATCACTCGGTGAACTGCTGCTTCCTCATCCTCAGCATCCACAAAATAAACTCGTTTAACTGTTTTCAAAACTGTTTCTTCTACCTTAAATGTCTTCATGTGTTTATGTTTTTTAATTATGTCTGAATATAACATCCATGTCCCGTTAGGCCAAACAAATGGTAAGAGAGGTTTAATCCTCAATTACCTCTAATTCCTCAATTTCATAAGAGGTACTATCATAATCAATCATTTCCCAATTGTCATACCCTTCATTTTCATCTACATCCCCATTTTCAATTGCTATTTCAAAATTATGTTTAACCATTTCCCTTTCAGCTAAATCTCTTGATTTAAAAGCTAAACAGGTTACATTGTTCAAGTCAAAACTTGATGAATCGTACTGCCAAATTTTCAATAGGTAAATTTTCATATTATATCTGTTTTTTAATTATATATGAATATAACATCACCTTACCCAATAACCAAACATGTTTAGTTAAGGTAAAACCCTATTTCCTGTACCTCGTTCTTGGCGAAATTTTTAGCCGACTGTAGGAAGTGTAGGTGCAAGTGCAAGGCGTTGATGTCGTCCATGATCTCCCTAGTTGGTCTCATGTCTAGGAACATCATCGAATTATGTTCTAGTTCCTGTATTTGCTTCAGCGCTTGTTCTATCGATTTGTTAGCCGTGGCTAGTATTTCTAGGATCTGATGCGCCTGTAAACGCTCTAATACTTCGTTTGTGTGTTTATCGTAATCCATCTTATTTAAATTTATTTATAATGTCCTTAATACAATGTTCTTCTCCTAAATTAATTGTCCAAACACTTCTAACCATTCTCTTTTTACCATCCTTAACTCCTACTACCTTCATAATTCGTTCTTCACCTGTAAAACCTTTACATCCTTCCTTTCTCATCCAATAATGAAAAGTAATGTTCACACCATCTACTTTTGTCTCCTTCTCCCAATATTGGTTAATACAATACTCTGAAGTTGAGTTAATTTGTTCTTCTCTGAAATTTTTCATATTCGTGTTTTTAATTATACATAAATATAACATCCATGTTCGGCTAAGCCAAACAAAGGTGTAAGGGGTTAAACCCCTTTAAAATCAAAATCAATACATCTACCCATCATCATTCCATACCCATCATGGCCTTCTATAAAACTTATATTATTATCATTTAATATTTTTTTACACTTAACCCAATTCACTCTCCCATCAACCCTACAAATTCTAAATCTATCATTATTATCCATCCTCATTACAAAAATACCATCCCCACACTTACTAAACATTTCTCTTAACATTTCTAATCTTTCCATAATATTATATTTTTAATTATACCTAAATATAATAAATATTACCCACAAAGCCAAACAATGGTACACAACAAGATGGGGCCCCTTTGGGCCCCTACTTGTAAAAACACACACATGGCTGGGTATTAACCCACTAGCTCGATAGTCTTCATACGACGACGAGACATATTGTACATAGCGTTCGCTACGTCTTGGTTCACCGAACGGTTACCGTTAATGATGTTTGAAACATGACTGGTAGAATAACCAGTTGCTTCTGCTAGGCGAGCGGTGTCACCTTGTCTTTGACGTGCATTGTAGAACGCCAATTTTGCTGTACGATTTAATTTACGCATAACTTTAATTAATTATTTATTTATATCCCAATATACGATAGTACTAGTGTTAGAGCAAGCTATCCTTAAGAAAGGGAAAGACCTAAGCTGATCAGGCCTAGGTCTCCATTGTTGGGGCGCTTTGCTTCGCGTTCGAATCCCATGAGTAAGTGGGTTATTCATCTAACTGGCATACGTTCCAGTTGATATAGCCTTGCCTAAGGGCCTTCCTCATTGTTACCAGATTAAATGTCTCATAATCTATCCTTTGGTCTCATAATCAACTACTGGCATTGGTAGCCGGAGTGGGAATCGAACCCACACTGCCGTTTCGGGCAACAGGATTTTAAGTCCTGCGTGTCTACCTGTTTCACCATCCGGCCATTTGAGGCTTACGCCTCAGAAGTTGTTTCCGCTTGATCAACCTCAGCCTTAGGCTTAGATGGACGTCCACGTTTAACTGTTCCTCCGTTTGCTGCAACTCGTGCTGCGCGGGCCGCTAGACGTGCTTGACGTGCGCTACCCTCTACTACTGGTCTTCCTTTTTGTGACATAACCTTTATTTATTTGTTTTTATTAATTGTTTTAATTTCTCTAATAACGCCTTATCGTTCTCACTGATAGGTGTTTTAAGTGTTTTGATGCCGTACTTGTCCTCAAAATACTCTAGTTGTTTCTTTTTAGCCATGTGTTTTTATTTATGATTAAATATAACATACCTACTTGGCTGAGCCAAACCTATCTACCCATTTCTCGTTCCCACTCTTCATCATCTATAAACATTCCTAAATTGTCTTCAAATTCGTTCATATGTTTCTTATTTATGATTAAATATAACGTCCTGATCCTCCTAAGCCAAACTTATTCGTGGATAAGATTCACTTCCTTTACCACTTCTGAAACGTTAAACTCTCGCTCCTCAGCCACGGCTATAAGTTGTTTAATCTGTAGTGCGTCAAAGGCGTTATCTGGGTTTAATACGTCGGTTAAGGCCGTTATAAACGTCTTAAATACCGCATCATCCACATTGTGATAACTGATAACTCCTTTAATAGTTCCAATTAACTTGCCGTAGCGGGCGTGAATTGATTGTTCTGCATCTTTACCTGGTTCAATTACTAAATTTTTCATATATCTGTTTTTAATTATACCTGAATATAACATCCCTGTCTCGCTAGGCCAAACAAGAGGTTACATAGCGTAAACCTCTTTTTTATTCACTGACCATATATCTCCATCCTTATCCATACAATGAACCGTAGTGGGTCTTACCTTAACTATTTCCCCTACCCAATCCATTCTCCCGAAACAACCATTTCGGATTAATTCAATTGTGGACCATTTAACTGATTCCCCTACCTTAAATGAGCGTTTTACTCTTGGTTTTTTAACCACTGCTTTTTTAATTACTTTAGCCATGTGTTTATGTTTTTTAATTATGATTAAATATAACATCATGTTCCCCAGAAGCCAAACCTGTCTTGTCACTCCTGTCCGGATCTTCCTACCGGACCCACCTACCCGATAATCCTGCGGCCATAACCGGGCATTAGGCCGCCTACCCGATACCCCTAACGCAATATATCACCCGATTCCCCTAGGCCGTTTAGCCGGTCCGGATCTCCCTACCGGATACCCCTAGACGAAGAATGGGCACGTTTCCGCACCCGATTCCCCTATAATTAAAAAACACACACTTTATTCCTCTTCGTCCGCTTCAGGCAAACTATACTCTACCTTACTAAACCCAATTCTATATTTGATATACGACTCAGTATCACAATCTCTGTTTTTACTAAAATATATCTTTCTACTATCACTACCTTTAATTCGGTCAATATGACACATCGCTTCAGTCATGTGTTTTAAGCGGTTACTACCTGCAAAATCACCTGCTTTAGTTACTTGTTGAATGTTAATGAACGATGTGTATTTTTTCAATTTGTTACCACCTTTCTTAACTGTTGATTGTAAGTTCAAAAACCATAACTCAGCAGCGCTTTCAGTTGTACGGTAAGTATCTTTAAACATCTCAATTACCTCAGCGATACTATCAATCGCAATCACATCATAACCTTGGTCGAACACATACTCCATTGTCTCACGAACCGTTTCAGTATAGTTCTTCAAAAATAATGTCGGTACAACCTTAAAACCAGGCATACGTTTACAATATTTGAAGTGACCAATTTCATCCATCTCACCGCTCACAAACAATACCTTTTTACCTCTAGCCGCTAACTTAGATAACATATCTAATACTACCGTACTCTTACCTGAACCTGGTCCGCCGCAAATAATCATATTAACCGCAGGCATTAAACCCTTATCTGTTGATAAAATCGAATCCATCAATGTACCAGTTGACATTGGGCGAAATACAGACTCGTTAAATGACAACTCAGAACCTTTAAATATTTGAACTGATTTTGGGTCGAACGCTACTGTTTCTTTAACTTTTGGCTTGCGACCTCTTTTCTTTTGCATTACTAAATTTTTCATGTGTGTGTTTTTTATTATGAATTAAATATAACATCCCTTGTCCCGAAGGCCAAACATTACACAACACTTCTTTTAACTACTTTATACTCTACTACCTCATAATGCAACCAACTTAATGGGACTGGGCATGTATTATAATATACAAAACCCATGGTGGTGTTTGGGTCAAACTTTTCCATTGTTTTAGATTTGTTACCTATAATTTGTCCTACCTCAAACTCCATGTCAAAGCGTTTAGTTATTTCTTTAACACCTTTTTTACTTAAACCTTTGTTGAAAATCTTAACCATGTGTATTTATTTTTTAATTATACCTAAATATAACATCCATGTTCGGCAGAGCCAAACAAGAGGTAACAAATGTTACCCTTGAATCATTCTACCCTCCTCAAATATAACCCAACTAAAATCTGAGTAATGTTCGCCTGGTGATAAAAATTCCTCTTTAATTAAATGGTTATTTAACTCATCTTTAAAACATCTAATAGATGTAAAATCATAAATGTTATTACGATCTACAAAGATCAAATAGGTGTAAATTTCTTGATACATGTGTTATTATTTTTTAATTATACCTAAATATAACATCACTCTCCCCAAAGGCCAAACAGAGGGACACATTCTTGTGCCCCTCCATTTAAAGGTAATTTTACTTACCTAAACCCTCTAATACATTCTCAACTACACTCTCAACATTCTCATCATCCAACACCCAATCAATACTATCTACAACCTCACTTAACACTCTACCTCTACTAACTTTAACTTCCAAACCACCCATTAAATCACTATTTCGTTTAGTGTATAAGGCACTTGTAAAATCAAAATTATCTTTTTTACTCAACTCAAACTTCACACCATTTGCAACGGCATTACTAATTGTTTTAGTAAATTCAATTAACTCCTCTTTTGTGAAAGTAATACTTTCATTGTTAATCTCGTTTTCTAACTCTGCAATTTGTGCTCTTAAACCTAACAATTCTGCTAACTTGTTCATACTTTTTTGTTTTTAATTATTATTTTTTTATTTGACTAAATATAACATCCCTTTATTACAAGGCCAAACTTAATCGACCCATTCTAAAACATCATTTAAACCCTCTACATCCTTTTCTAAATCCTCTTTAGAATCGAATTCAAACATATCACTTAAACTATCATTACTAGTAAATAATACATCATCCTCACTTAATACTCTCTCAATTAACTTAATTTCCTTTTCAGTTAAAGGTTGAGTAAAAATTTCTTGTACATTACCGTAACATGAATCGTAAGTAAATCCTGTAACCCCGTTTTTTAATTTTACCATTTTATTTGTGTTTTTTAATTATGACTAAATATAACATCCCTGTCCAGCGAAGCCAAACAAAGTGGTGAGGGAGTTTAAATACTCACCTCACAAATACCATAATCACTCTCATCATCAAACTCACCATCCTCATCATAAACGTTCCCAATATCAAAGCCTGGGAAGTCAAAATTGTAGGTCCAATCTGTGTGATCGGTAACTGATAATACTAATTGGGTCTCACCAAAACCCTCATTTTTTAACTCTGTTAATTGGTCGATTAATTCTTGTACTGTCATGTGTTATTAATTTTTAATTATACTTAAATATAACATCAATTGTTCGCGAGGCCAAACAAGTGGGTGGAGGGGGTTAAACCCCTCTTACCTAAATCTTCTCACACATAGTCTCATCAGCCAAAAACTCTACTAATAAACTCTCACATTCAATATAATTTTTAATACTAACATTATACCAAATATCCTTCCCCCAAATATCACTTAACACTTTATCCTCTAAACAAATACCTTCACCTACAAACTCCTTAATCTCATTCATATTTATCCCTTCCCAAAACCCAAAATCATCATCCAACATAAAACTATAAGTCACTCTATCACCTAACTCATAATTATTATAATCTGTCTCCATATTACCTAAGATCAAATCATTAATAACTTTTCCAATCCCATCATTTACACCAACCACTTTTTTAAACTTTTCCATATTTTTACATTTTTTAATTATACCTAAATATAATAAAACTGTACATGGAGGCCAAACAAAATGGGAAAGGGGTGTTACCCCCCCCTTCCTCAATCTATATTCATATTCTCAACCCACACCTCATCACTCTCCCCCACATAATAAACTACAATGCCATTATGGCTAAATTGAGCATTGTCTTTTAAATAATTAACAATATCCTCATCTATGTAATGAGCATCTAACTCATATACCTCATCCTCTTCCAAATTTGAAAATCGTTCAAAATTTTCTTCAACAAACAGTTTTAATTTATCCATTTTTATGTGTTTTTAATTATGGCTAAATATAACATCAATGACACACAAAGCCAAACAAGGTGTGGAAGAGGTTTAACCCTCCTTTTGCGCCGATAAGAACATCTCTGCTTGGGTCCAATTTTGAAACCAGGGGTTGTCACCGTACTTATTTATACCTACATGTAGGTCTATCTGGCCTGGGAAGTGATAGTCGATATGCCTAAGCACCTTCTGCACCAGTGAGGACTTGACGTACACCCAAAACTGTCCTCCCTCGCTGTCATACAAAATTCCTTCTCTTGGCTTAAATACCTCTTTGAGTGAGTCTTCAATGGTGTAATGAGATAATTCTCCCTTGGCGCACCCTGTTAGCTCAATTGTCAGCCACTCACTTTCAGGGATCATCTCCTTGATTTCTCTATCAATTATGTCGGCGTACTCCTTGTAGGTCTGTCTTTCAAAATCCGTGGGCGCTCCTTCCTTGGCGTACGTTTCCGTCCACGCATTCTTTTTCAACATTATCTTCTTTGCAACCTCTTTTTTTAGCTCTTGTAGTGTCATATGTGCTTATTTATTTAGCTAAATATAACATCCCTCCCCCAGGGGGCCAAACCTTCTTGTTCCCCCCTCTTGATCCCCCTACGTGTTTCCCCTACAGGTTCCCCCTACTTGCTCCCCCTACCCGTTCCCCCGCGGGGGATCCCCATTTATTTGCCCCGGGGTGGGGAATTTTTGTATATCCTTTTTCGATAAAAAGTTTGGCTTGTGATGGCGAGGTGGGTTAATACCCTCCCCATTTCATATAACCCGTTCTCCCTACGTTTGTCACATACCGTTCTTGTATATACTTATATTTGGATATG